TCAAAGGTTGTGCCCTTGTCGATGATTTGGTAGCAACGCGCAGGATATGCGCCTTCGGGTGCGATTTGGCGGGTTTGGCTTCCGCCTGAGTTTACTGGTGCTTTCATGATTAAAAGATTAAATTGAGGTTAAAAGTGCTTGAGTTGATTGTTCGTGAAGGTATTCAGTGACGAATGCAAACTGGTTGTGGAATTCTTCCACGTTGCAAGGGTCATAGATGCGCTTCTCAGGTGATACGCCGTGCTCCATCGAGCGGTGATACTGGCGCGCAAGGTTTGCGGCTTGGCTGTCGCATCGGGTGTAAAGGCCCTTGATGCAGCCGTCATTTACAACCATGACCATAGTGCCGGTGAGGTGGTTGTAATGGAAAAATTCTGTGCCCTTCCAATTCTTGAAGGTTGTCGCTGGTGATAGCTCAGGTGTGTTCATCTGTATAGATGTTTAGTAAATTACTTCGATTAGTTGGTTTGTCTCAGCATCTATTATAACAGCCCCAACTTGAACGATTAAAGGGTACTGTGCTGCCTTTGCCTTTGCGATTGGAAGCTCTGAGAGGTCGGTGTTCGGCACCTCGAGTTCGTAAGCGATGAAATCGTTCATCGTCTCGTGCCAAATAAGGTTCATGCCTGACTTGGTAATTGCGGTAATTTGTGTGATTGTGTTCATGTTTATAGATGTGTAAAAGTTTAGAAAGAATGGGCGGTGGTTAGCCGCCCGTTGGGGTTAGATTATTTTGTAGGCCAAGGTTGTGTCAGTATCCACAATTTTTTTTGCTCTATTTTCTTTAATAGCCTTAAAGATGATTGCGTGGATTTCTTCGTTTTTGGTAATTACTCCGAAAAGCATTCCGAATTTTTGACCTCTGTTTACGATTGCAAGTTGTGTGTTCATGTTTTTTCGTTGTTTTGTTTGACAAATGTAAAACCTTATTTTGATTTCACAATACTTAAACAAAGAAAAAAGTAAACCACCAGCGCGAAAAATCGCAAGTGCTTAATAATCAACGCAATTATTTTGCGCGACCAATTGCGAATCCTGTAATGCCACCAAGTGCGACAGCGAATGCGCGTGTTTCATACCACTTCTTCGGCGGCTCGGCCACGATTATGTTGTTCATGCCGGTAACGGTTACATAAGGGTTATCAATGCCAAGCCTAACAACCTTGTCACGCTTACGCCAAAGCAAGCCCTTACGCAGCGTATCTCCGATTGCAACGGTGTAACTTACAGGAATAATAATTGAGTCCAACTGAAGCCGTCCTAAGCGGTTAATCTGCCCACCTATCTCGAGCCACTTACCCGGCCGATGGAAGTAACGCGGCAGGCGAAGGTGCGGAAAGCTGTCAATGTACACGGTCTCGCCAAGCTCTACTTGCGTCACCACCTTGGTCCGCGTTTGGTAGCGTATCACCACTTCAGGCTCACGCAGCTCGAGTGCTTGAATCCTTGCCCCTGCAATTGCCAGCTGCAACGATTGCGAGTACATCCAAGTGCTGTCCTGATTGATGCGCACCACATACTCATTATTGAGCGAATCAAGATACATCGCATTGCTTTCTGCCTCGCCCAATGCCCCGCACGTTCGAAGCAATAGCAGTAATAGGAATAGGCATATTGCCAACAGGCTTAACGTGCTGATGTTGCTTTGCTGCATTTTATCAATTCGTTTAATCGTTTGAGGTACGTGCTCTTATCGCGCAGCTCGTTGAGCAATATATCGCCCGCCACCTTGATTGGCATTGACTTCTCCGATATGTACACAGCCAGCACCTTAACCAAGCGCTCATCGCATTCGCAATCGGTGGCCGGTAGGTTGCTCATAATTGCCTGGTTGCTTTTTTGACTAATAGCCGAATCACATTGTCGAGCTTTTCAACGCTGTCCTCGAGCATCTTCATCACGCCATCGCGTTCCTGATCGGTTGCCCATGTATGCTCGTTTATCATCTTCACCAAGCCGCCAATCGATGTCAACGGCTGACGAAGTTCGTGCGATAGGGTGAACCTGAACTCTTCCAGTAGTATCTTTTGCCGTTCATATTCGTGGTTGCTGATGGAAGTAACATCGACCAGCTGAATGCCGATGAAGTGCAGCATATCGACAATCGCGTAAACATTCCACATATTGAAGCGCTCCGAGCTTATCTTCTGCTTAGTCTTTGCGTATGCCCGAATCGGGTCGGGCGATTTGGTTTGCGCCTTGCGAATGGCTGCAAGCAGTTCATCGCGGTCGCTATCTTGCGCTGCGATGTCGAGGATGTTGCCGGGCTTTATGTGGCTTGAATATTCTTTGAACAGCTCATTCGTTGCGACGATATTGCCATCCTTATCTGTAATCACATAGAAGAGGTCAATTGATGACTCAAGGATGTGCAGCGATGCCATGCTGCAAAGATACGTTAAACCGAACGTAAATCCGCAATTAATGAACGCCATGCAGGCACACATCCGAGTGCATACTTGATGGTAAGCAGCATCGTGAAGGTGAGCACAATTCCGTTGGCGAGTATATCGTAATTCATAGGCGTTTCAGTATTCGGCTCGTTTCTTACAATCTGAGTTTTCGGGATGTAATACGTGGCGGCTGGGTATAAAGATACATCACACGGCTGAATCGTGTCGAATGCTGTGAGCACTTTCGGCTTTGCCGGTTGCGCCATCACTGCCTGAAAGCTCTCACGATTCGCCTGTGCGAATGAGGTGTCGGCATGAGCCGCCTCCCAGCTCATCGTGTCGATGTTGAGCTTGCTGTGGCGCACTACCTTTATTGTGTCTCTTCTAATCTGTTGCATCGCTTTTGGCTTTTGGTATGTACCCTGCGGCTAATAGTGCTGCAATTATGGCTGTTAATGTCTCGGCTGTTATCACTTTGAAGATTAGCAAAAATATTGAAACCAGAATCATAAGCGAACCGATTGTGCCGCGCCAATGCTTCACAATCACATCGAGTATTCGCCTTTGCTTGGTAGCCCTTTTCCGCATACCTAATATACGCACACGCCAGCGCGGCGTTGGGGCAAGATGCCGCTAAATATTACACAATGAGAAATAGAGATTCGCCTCTTCGCGGCGGCGATTGGTCAGCCCTGAGAGCACCTTCCCGCCCGCCTTGTTCCAACGAAGGAACTCATCGAGGATGCTTGGGTCCGCTGCGTTAGCTTTTGCCTTTCGCATCAGCGTTGACTTAACCAAAGCTCCAGTCCCTACGTTGTATGCAAAGCACACAAGCGCATCGAACTGGCATTGGTTGAGGTTAGGTAGGTGCTTATTGACGGCTGCCTCGAATGGGTCAAGCGTGGATAGTAGCAATTGCGTTGCTTCCTTTTCGCCACTCAGCTTTTCGCCGAGTATTACCTTCTTGCCGTTAGGGTATCGAGTCGAGCCGTAGCCTATGGTCGGCACGCCTGCCGGGCATAAGTAGGAACTAAGCCGCAAGCCCTCATACTTCTTAATCAGATTCAGACCCAGAAGCGAGGTGGAGCGCATTATGGTAGTATCTCGTATTGAAAAATCGTGTGTACGTAGGTAATCGTGGCACCAGTTGTACCGTTTACGCTTATCTCTCCCAAGTCGCTTGTAGGGTTTGCCACAATTGCACCAGCATCAAATGTACCAGCCGAGTCGCTTGTTGTTACGATACCCATGAGCTGCTTTGTTTGCGTGAAATTCGAAGCAACAGGCAGGTCGATATTGAAACTCACAGTCGAATCAGAAACGCCGAACTGAACCTCGAACCAACAATTCATTGTTACGATATCATTCACGCGGCTAAACTGTCCGCCTTTCATGTCTATGGTTGTAGTGCCGGGCGTTTCATTCGATACCGTTGGCGTGAATTGTCCGCTGTCGAACTGCGGCATACCTGAGTAGATGTTTTGCACTTCGATTTGCTTCGATTGGTCCGCAGTTGCATCCACGATGTACATGATATCAGTAGCATCTGCCGTTGCTAACGTGGTTAAATCGGTAACTTTTATGCCTGCCATACTATAAGAATTTTTACAAAGTTAAAAAAAATCAATGAGTTTCGGATTGTATTCAATAGCTGGCAATTCTTTTACCCAGTCTATGGTGCTGGTGCTTACCTCTTCAACTGATATTATCCAATTGCCGTTCGCATCTTGGATAGGGTTAAAGGTCATGTCTGTGGTGTATTCAACACCTTTGAGCTGGGTGGCTTGTTCTTCTGTGAGCATATAAACGGTTGTCATACGTTGCGGCTTAGTGATGTTTGAAAGGTTGTTACAAGTGTGTTAAATGTTGTTACTTCAGCATCCGTCAATCCCGAGCCTATTGATGCAAAGGCTAGCTGTTTATTCGAAAAAACATTCGCAGCTCCGCTGTCATTACGCGCACCCAAAAAGATATTCAAATTCGGATAGGCTGTTGTATCAGTTGCCGTTACAGTTGTTTGAGTTACGCCATTAAGGTATGCCTCTCTATCGTTGTTCGCTCGTTTAGATGCTATCCAAAAGCCTCTCGCATCTGCCGTAGTTGTAAAGGTTAATATACTGGTAGTCGAGCCTAACACAGCGTTGGCGGCTGCTCTTAGCTGAGTAAATCCTGTGCCATCCCATGAGCCTAATTCAACCGCTACACCTACGGCAAGCGTTCGAGAATAAACCGAAACGTGTGTAGATGTCAATGATAAAATTGCATTTGGATTCAGAAATGTATTTGCATAGCCGTTTGTGCCGTTCGGCTGTGCGCCGTTTGCGCTATGTGTCCAGCCTCCAACGAATGACAGCCTGAATGCTGCATCTGTATCGGCTGAATTGATAAGATTGAACTTATGGCTTGATGCGCTTCCACCGACAAAGGGATAAATCGCGTTAAACTTAGTCCAAAGGTTGTTCGATTTCAACCCTGATACAAGCGTTATTATGGCATTTGCTTCAGTGGTACTTGTAATGCCTGCCGCATTATTAAACGCAACAGCATCCGCATCGATTGCTGAACCGCCAAAAGTCCATTGCGTAAGTAGCCCAGTATCTCGCCTCGTAATAATTCTCATACGATACGGTTTACATAGCCAGTTATGTTGATGACATTGGCAACACTTGCAAAGGCGCGAATCGTTACCGCTGCGCCAGTGTCCACTAATATCAAGCCAGGCACTACCAAAAAGATACCAGCCTGCGGAGCAATGCCAACAACGATGCTATCGTCAGGCGAGCTTGTTCCGCCCCACTGAATCGTCAATGTACGCAGCACCGAATCGGTATTGTTGGCATAGAGATAAATCTCATCTGTTGAGGCAGAGCCGAGCGTGGTGTGTATGGTTGTTCCGGCTGATGCAGTTGCAACAACTTTTATGGGTCTGCCGCTTGTGCTTGCGCTTAGTTTAACTTTCGAATACGTTGGCATTATGAAAATATTTGAGTGAGTAATATTATTTGGTCTTCAGTTGGCGAGGTTGGCAATGTAGCAAGCGAGCCATCGCCGCGAACATACTGCGAGGTTGTGCCTGTTGGGGTGTTGAACTTGCCGTTGAATGTAGTCCAATCGCCGCTGCTTAATGCACCTCTGTTGCTTGCGCTTGCAGTTGGTAGATTGAAAGTATGCGTGCTGCTTGCCGAGCTAATGCCGAAGTCGGTGCCCGATGTTCCGGTTGCGAAGTTCTGCACTTGCGCGGTCAAGCCATTCAATGCG